CTGCTTCCAGTTATCGATTAGTTTCATTTTCAATCCTGTCAATTTTCTTGCTTACGAAATGCGTGCCTTTGTAGCCAACCACAGAAGCGAATCCTACCGAAATAATCTCCGGAAAGCCCATCCACGCTGTCAGCGACCAGAACCCGACTGCGAAAAATCCACACATAAATGCTTCCAGCCAGTCAGCCTGGCCGCGCTTCTTTGCTGTACGAAATAAAGCCATTAAAAAGGCCATCACAAATGATGCGATGGCTATATAGAATGGGCTGATTGTTTCAGCGACTTGTTTTGGTAAGTCGTCCATGTTTTCCCCTTAATTTTTTGGCAATAAAAAATCCCCAACTTATTTTAAGTCAGGGCTTGTGGTGGTTTGTTGGGTTATTAAGTTGTTATAACCAAGAAGAACTTAACTGTTTTAATTCGGTATTTGTCATTGATTTTTTATAAACAACAAGTTTTGGAATGATGAATATACCTCCACTAGCCGACCCGTAAGCACCAAGAGAAGCTAAAACAATAGAAGTTAAGTTTCCAGCACTTTCACTCAATTGTGCTGTAACAGGATTACCCCCATTAACACTTGTCATAAGTGTTGATCCATCATATTTTGCTGCGATTGTAAATCCACTTTCATTTAATGTTAGACCGTTACCGTTTACAGCGTTTGATTCAGGTGTGTATTGCGACATTCTCAAAGTTGTCTCTAGATTAGTAGAAACGTTTAAAGCGACAATATTTGATTTGGTGAGCGTCTCTGCACTAATCATAGTTGGTGATTGGGCTCCAGGTATTGAGCCACCCAAAAGATGCGGCAGCATAACTTTCATCAATAAAACAAATGGCCCTGTTTTAATATCAGAAAGTATGTTTTCAGCTAAAGCAATCTTATCAAGCCCTTTTGATTGACCGCCGGATACTGCAGTATTTGTAATTTTGCTCGATACAATTGGAAAACTATTTCCAATTCGCTCTACTTGTGCATGAGTTAAAGCACCAGATATCGTTGCCGTTATAACGCTTGTAATTGCAGCGTTAATTGGGGTTATTAACTTAGGTGCGTTTTCAGTAATAACAACAGGTTCACTGAAGTTTGGTGAGCTAAGTGTTAATGAGCCTGATCCATTTACGCTTGCAATAATTTTTGCAGTCGCGCTTGCATTGATAGTTTGATTTACTGGTGCTGCTGAGTTCACAAAGTGATTAGATCGTCCTGCCGATTCAACAAGTAAACCATATTGCCCATTTCCTGAATGCGAAAACCTCAAGGTTTGAGCATTGGGAATATAGGATTCAATCTTACTTTTTGTGTAAGTGACGGGCTTAGCTGCAATGCTTAGTGAACCGATATTATTGAGCAAAGCAGTAGCAGCAATATATTCAATACTATCCCCTTGTCTTTTTTTAATTTGCTCATTATCAAAATCAGCAAAATAAATCCAGTCCTGAGTTCCATTAATGCCACTTAAGTTGCCGATTGAAGCTGACGCTATGATATTTGACTTTAAAACTAGACTCATTTTACAGTTACTCCTGCATCAAAAAATGGTGTTGTCTGGACTAACAATTTGTATTTTTCAGCTTCATTACTATTCGCTGTCCAGATGTAAGTAATAGCCATTTGATTTAATTGATTAAAATTTGGGACAAATGTCCCTTTGTAACATTGCAAGCGATTAGGAACATCATCAAGATACTTAGAAGCCCAGGTGAAATTTGTATAATTATCAACGTCCGAAACACCCATCCTCATGCCCATACCAAAAGATGTTCCTGGCTCTCTATCTTGAACCATGAGTGCAATCCGATCCCCAATAAATTTTCCATCTAAATGCCAAGCTTGGGACCCTACAGGTAAATCTGTAATAGTGCCTTGTAGCATCCAGTCGTTTTTCAGTGTCTTTGATGTGAAATGACGAATGCTGTTTAATGCGCGTGACCCACTAGGTGCGTATAAGTGCCATGTGTCGTTCTTTACATCAAATAAAAACACCGGTGATACGATTTGACCTCCCCAAGGCGCACCAGCGTAGTAAAAAATCACTTCTTTTTCGGACCATGTTTTTAAGTCTTTGGTTCGTATGCAGTAGATTGTTTCTGATGTTTCATTAGGTGTACCTCCACTGGTATCGGCAAGATAACGCCGCCATGCTACACATAATTCAAGGGTTTTCGGGTCGTAAAACATCACAATATCCGAGTTATATGTCACACCCTTTTCCCACGTATATGACTGAGGTTCGTCTAATAAACCAGTAAGTAAGTCGAAAGTTTGAAGGTCGTTCGAGCCATAGATAAATGGGTTTTCTTCTTTGGTGTTACCGTTCGTATAACCAGTCATACCCAATAAATAGCGATAACCGTTAAAGCCATTAGGGAATTCTAGGATATTAGGATGTACCACACCTCGGTTCATACCATACGGTGTGTTCATTGGCGTAATTGCTGGAAACTCACTAATCACGGCTTGATCAAGCCAGGTATTTGATAGTGTGAAGTTCTGCTTTAACTGTCCAAATGGTGCTGGAGCATACAATCCAACATTCTGACTATGGGCAAAATTAAGCAAGCTTTGCGCTGACTGCTCAAATGTATCTTTGTAGCAATAGTTTGCCAAATTCGATGTATCGATTACAGCAAGCCCTGTTTCTGATTTACTGTTAATTGCTGTCACTAAATCTGTATCTAACCCAACTAAATGGACTTTTCCATCTTTATCGATTTTGAATACGATATTTTCTGATGCATCGACAAGATCAATGATATTTCCAGTTGTTGAACTGAATAACTTTGTGAGAACTTGATTTGAAACATCATTAGATAGTTGCTGAACTAAAATTTTATTATTCGATATTGTTGAGACTAAATCAGTATCCATTCCAACTAAATGGACTTTTCCATCTTTATCGATTTTGAATACGATATTTTCGAAAATATCAACGATATTTATAATGCTGTTGTCGGTACTGTTTAATAGTTTTTTTGCCACTTCCTGAGCAAGAAGATCAACAAGCTCTGAAGAGTAAGCAATTGCCTGTGTCAGCGGGTCATAAGCACTCTTCGTCAGTGTTGTTCCGTTCCATTGATATGTACCGTTTTTTGTTGAATCAGGATCGTTTGTGACTTCAATAATCGTATTTGCGGGAAATGTTCCTTGTATAGCTTGGGCTAGCGCTAAAGTTGTGTATCCTTTGTGGCCACCAGCAATAGCAGAATTTAATGCATCAACCTGAGCTCTGCTATACGATTCATCTCGCGAATAGACACTCAATTGTGGAAATGAAGCCAAAGTATAATATTCACGACCTAAGCGCGACTTAACCAGTTGACCAGCCGGGCCGCTTACTACTTCTTCAAGAGTTTTTGCATCCTTCTGCGCATCAAGCAATTCTTGCTTAGAAATTGGTTTATCAACCATGCTTTTCTCCAGACATAAAAAAACCACACGAAGGTGGCTGTACTAAAATATGAATTAAAAAAATTCGTGATCTTTTTCGTAATAGCGCGGTGAATAATTCACGCAAGTCAAAGAATTCATGAACGCGCTGCTTTCAGCATCTTCAGCACGCATGACGATATAAGCTGTTTTCAAATAGCGGTCTTTATCGACAACGAGCGGCTGAACAGGCGCGCGTTGCAGAATCACCTCATTCATCATAAGGCCTGGTGAGATCTGGACTGAATCTACAGAGCCGTCAGGCATCTGCAAGTAAATGAAATAAATCTCGCCCGCACTAAATTCAACATTCTGTGAAAGCTCGAGCATCAAACCATCTACCGCTTTGACTTCACCGTCCTGCGTATCGATCCGGGTTTGATTTGCGACCAGAATCTTGTCATTTCTGCGCAGAATTTCAGACTCATCCAGCGCATCAAACTGGCAGCTGATGTGCTGATGCTTAATCTTGTTCCATTCGCGCCACGCCCGCGTTTTTGCCTGCGCAGCATTGCGGATGCCGCTGGATTTGATCTCTTTCAAATTTTTTGGCGCCACAGAGTCTGATGCCACATACTTGATCCGCGCATCATCTTCCGGTGACGTATATTCAAGCTCGATACCATCGTAGGAGTTTTTCAGGCCCAGCGAAAACGAGCGCTTTTCAGACTTTGGCACTTTGTTGCGGTGATTAAAAAGCAAAACCGCATTTTCTTGCGGCTTCTCAAAGTTAAGCTGCAGCTTGCTGCCGAAGCGGTAAGCTTCACTGAACATTGCGCTGGCCAGCATGCCTGCAGTTTCTTCAAAACTTAGGTTTGAATCATCCAGCGTTCCGGAAAATTCTGCCGCCGCGGCGCTGCCGAAATACGAAACAACACGCTGCTCTTCAGTCAATATCTGCTGAATGTCAACTTCATAAACACTGCGCCGGCCGATAAATTCATCCAGCGCGCAGTGAATCATCGCCTGCGCCGCCGAACGCGTTGCAGTCAATGCGCCGGTGCCGTTCCGCTTCAGCATCCGCGTAACCAGAAAATTCAGCTTGCGCTCTTTCAGTGACAAAGCGCCTTC